AAGTAAACATTCAGTGAGGTATTCTGTTTTGAGTTGTGGAGCACAGAAGGTCATAATAAAATTTTTGTGGTGAATGTTGGAATAAATTGCGTTCAGAAAGGGTTGCTCCATGACTCATACTTCTTCATGGTGATGTAACCCTCACGGCAAAGTTCATCAGTAAAGATACCCCATGCCTCAGACTTAGCAGCACTATCAGTCGCACGTTTTGTGCCCATAGTGCTCCATTTCCAATTGTAACGGAATTGCTCCAGTGCTTGTGCTTTGGTGGTGGTTCGCATGGGGTGAATTCCTTTGACTCTTTAACTATACACGATTTTGAAGCAAGATCAACCGGTACTAGACCAGTTCGGCAACTGGTTGGATTCTTTTCATGATAGTCTTGTATGTTGCTTTGCTGAGTGATTTTCTGTGAACTTGAACAACAATTGGGCGAGGATAGTTTGGATGAATGTATAAACGATGGCTCCCAGATTGTCTCATAAAGATACAACCGAGAGCGATCATCTCCTTTTCAAGTTGTTTCCAACTGATCATAACGAAAATTTGTTGTGGGTAGGAGAGACCGGAACCTCTCCCATGAACCTACTATAACAGAGACCGAAACCCGGTGCGAGGTCTGTAACAATTCGTCATGATTTTGTTTTTCTGCTGGGTTGGTGGTATGCTGCCATCCTGTTGCTGTGCTGTCTTGAGAATCCTGACCACCACTAGAGCAAAGACCTGTTTTTTCCATATTTTTGTCTGTTAGGTGTGATTGGTCATCCCCGCAGCTCCCGATATGGAAAAAAGACTAATTAACATTTAACCATCACACCATCCCATAACTTCACATCCAGGATCGGATAACATCTCCTCTTTGATACCATTTGCCTTACATACTTCCCAATCATCATAGGTGCAATCACGGAGATACTTTCCATCCTTATCATGCACTGAGGCATATTGTTGAATGTAAAAATCCCACTTCAATCCTCTCTCTTTGTATTCATCATAGTAATCATCATCTTTATAAGAATTCTCCCAGTCAATTGGTTCTACATCCATTCCCCTCACTAATCCATACTTATCCACACATTCATCAGTCAGCCACAAATAACCACTGTGATTCTGATCCCAGTTGTAATACTCACCATCAACCTCATCTAACATGTCAAGATCAGATTGTTCTGTTAAATCATATTCGTGTGTCATGAATGGTTCTCCATAAACTCATCTAGTGTGTAACCTTCTCCAGTTGATGTTTCTTCGATCAATTCTTCAATGGTAAGTAATTCCATCTTCAGACGATATTCTTCTGGAGTATCATCTTCGGGATCATAATCATCATGGCAGAGATAATCCCATTCATGGACAAGTGCATCAATTAGTTGTTCTTTTGTGTATTTCTTATTAGACATTGGCGAATCTCCCGTTGTTGAAGTTTGCGTGTGAGAATTGCTCTCGGTTGACGAGTTTGAACATACCATGATTGTTGATCTTGACATAACCCTCGCCACCCATAGGAACGCCATCAATATATGCTTTAGGTCCGTTGTTACGCATCAAAAACAACATGTCATCTTTGATAGACTTGATCAAGAACCAGTAGCTAATCAAACGAGAATTGTTGAATGTTTCAGGCACAACTTCGCGACCTTCACGAATACATCTGTTCAATGCTACTTGAAGTTCTGCTGCCTCTTTCTTATCAGCAAATTTTACCATCTGTGCCATCTGACGTGCGAAACCAACAATCTCATCGAAATCTTCATCGATTTGCCAACACTTAGGTTGAACAAACTTACACGACTCAGTATCATCAAAGATCTCCATATCTACCATGTCATTGATAACATAGGCATCTTTCATCTCACCATCAGTTGCATACAATGTATGTGGTGCTATGATAATGTTCTGATCGATTATTTCATCAAAGACGTAAGTAATCGTATTGGGGCAAAAAGTATCATCATCACCAAACCCAATAAAATCACCTTGAATAATCCCGTCGAAACTAGGAAGACAATCAAAGCAATGGTGTAATATATCAGCAACATTGCCAGAATGATTCCGATCAATGTCACTATGACTTTCGTTAATCTTGATAAGTTTCTTATTAAAGACCGATTTTGTACCAACAAAGAATCGACCTGTCTGTGGATTCGTGCCCCATATAATCGCAGGAGCGCCATCGATCTTCGCAGAGATTTCACCAT